CAGAGTGAAACCATTAAAGCGTTGCAGGAGCAACGAGATGCAGAACCCTCCACCGCTACCCGCGGCGCTGAAGCGTTGTGTCTTGCTGTTTCAGCAAAACCCGGAGCGGCTGATCATGACGATAGCCGCCGGAACGGTGGTGGCGACCAGCGCGCCGTCGCTCTCTTTTGAGTATCGCTACCGGCTGGAATTAACCCTCGCCGACGTTGAGCAGGATATCGAGGCGGTTATCGTGCCGCTGCTCGCCTGGCTGCGTGATAACCAGCCGGAGATGATGGGCAACGCAGAGAAACGACGCAGCGATTTTACCTTCGCGTCCGACGCCGCCGGCACGCTCAGCATCGGCCTGCAGCTGAGCGAGCGCGTGCTGGTCACGCAGGCGGACAGCGCGCTGCAGGTCACCTTTCCCGGCGAGCCGACGCCGCCCGCGAACGACGAGGCACCGCTGCAGCTCTGGGTGCACGGCGCGCTGGTCAGCGAGTGGCAGCGCTAAAGCTGTCCTGTCATCTCTCAGCGGTCGGCACTGCGTTGCTGGCCGCATGCACCCGAGGTAACACTAGCGACATGAACGAACATATCAGCGAAATCCTGCGCCTGCTGCGCAACCTTATCCGCATCGGCACCGTCTCGGCGGTGGATCCCCAGAGCGGGCGCTGCCGCGTACGCAGCGGCGACATTGAAACCGGCTGGCTGCCGTGGCTCAGCGCCCGCGCCGGACGCTCCCGCGCCTGGAGCGCGCCGTCGATCGGCGAACAGGTGCTGGTGCTGAGCCTGGGCGGCGAGCTGAATACCGGCTTTATCCTGCCGGGCATCTTTTCCGACAGCCATCCCGCGCCTTCCGCCTCGGCTGACGCGCTGCACTGGGCCTTTCCCGACGGCGCGGTTATCGAGTATGAGCCGCAGAACGGTGCGCTGCAGGCGAGCGGCATTCAGACCGCCCGCATCCAGGCGGCAACCCGCATTCTGTTTGACGCGCCGCTGGTGGAGTGCAGCGCAAAGCTGAAAACCGCCACGCTGGAGGTAACCGGCGGCGGCACGCTGCAGGGCAACGTGACCCACAGCGGCGGCAGCCTGAGCTCTAACGGCATCGTGGTTGACGCCCATCAGCATGGCGGCGTGAAATCGGGCGGCGATCTGTCGGGAGGGCCGCAGTAATGGCTGAAAAATATCTCGGTATGAGCCGCGACAGCGGCACGGCGCTAACGGACCTGGAGCATATCCGGCAGTCGGTGCGCGATATTTTGACCACGCCGCTTGGCTCGCGCGTGATGCGCCGCCGATACGGCTCGCTGCTGTCGGCGCTGCTCGACCAGCCGCAAAACCCGGCGCTGCGCCTGCAAATTATGTCCGCCTGCTATATGGCGCTGTTGCAGTGGGAGCCGCGCATTCAGCTGAGCGCTATCAGCTATGAGGCGTCGTATGACGGCGGCATGACGGTAGAGCTTACCGGCAGCCGCAGCGATACGGCGCAAGAATTTTCCCTGACCATTCCCGTGAGCTGAACCTATGGCAACCATTGACCTGAGCCAGCTGCCTGCGCCCGATGTGGTGGAGGCGCTGGATTATGAAACCCTGTTGGCCGAGCGTAAGGCGACGCTGATTTCCCTCTATCCGCCCGAGCAGCAGGCGGCGATAACCCGCACGCTGGCGCTGGAGTCGGAGCCGCTGGTGAAGCTGCTGCAGGAGAACGCCTACCGCGAGCTGATTCTGCGTCAGCGCATCAACGAGGCGGCGAAAGCCAATATGGTCGCCTGGGCGACCGGCGCCGATCTCGACCAGCTGGGCGCCAATAACGGCGTGACCCGGCTGACGCTGAGGGCGGCGGACAACAGCACGCTGCCGCCGACCGCGGCGGTGATGGAGAGCGACGATAACTTCCGCATGCGCATCGCCGCCGCCTTTGAAGGGCTGAGCGTGGCGGGGCCGAGCGGCGCCTATGAGTATCACGCCAAAAGTGCCGATGGACGCGTGGCGGACGTTTCCGCCACCAGTCCGGCGCCGGCGGAGGTGGTGATCACCGTGCTGAGCCGCGAAGGCGACGGCACTGCGCCTGCCGATCTGCTGGAAATCGTGGCGAGCGCGCTTAACGATGAGGATGTGCGTCCGGTCGCCGATCGCGTTCAGGTACAGGCGGCGACTATCGTCAGCTACCGCGTTGACGCGACGCTGTTTCTCTATCCCGGCCCCGAAGCGGAGCCGATCCGCGCCGCCGCCGAGGCGAAGCTGCTCGCCTTTATCAACGCCCAGTCGCGGCTGGGGCGCGATATTCGCCAGTCGGCGCTCTACGCCGCGCTGCATGTGGAAGGCGTACAGCGCGTCGAGCTGGCGCAGCCGGCGGCAGATGTGGTGCTGGATAAAACCCAGGCCGCCTGGTGCAGCGGCTACAGCATCACGGTAGGAGGTTCTGATGAGTGATCGGCTGCTGCCGACTGGCTCCTCGCCGCTGGAGGTGGCGGCCGCCCGGGCCTGCGCCGCTATCGAGGCGATGCCGGTCCCGCTGCGCCAGCTGTGGAATGCGCAGACCTGTCCGGTGGAACTGCTGCCTTATCTCGCCTGGGCCTGGTCGGTGGACCGCTGGGACGCTGGCTGGAGCGAGGCAACCAAACGCAGCGTCGTGGCCGCCTCGGAGTATGTACATCGCCATAAAGGCACCATTGGCTCGCTGCGACGCGTTGTGGAGCCGCTCGGCTATCTGATCCGCATCACCGAGTGGTGGAAGTCTGGCGAGGCTCCGGGCACGTTTCGCCTCGATGTTGGCGTGCTCGAAACCGGGATTACCGAGGAGATGTACAACGAGCTGGAGCGGTTAATTGCTGACGCGAAGCCGTGCAGTCGTCATCTGATCGGCCTCTCTATCAATCTGGACTCCAGCGGAACGCTGCCGGTGGCTGCTGCCAGCTACAGCGGCGACGAGCTGACGGTTTACCCCTATACCCCTGAAATCATCACCGTGAACGGGCCGGGCTACACCGGCACAGCGGTACATTTAATTGACCTGACGGAAGTGCGCACATGACAACGAAATATTATGCCCTGCTGACTAATCAGGGCGCGGCTAAGCTGGCGAACGCCACGGCGCTCGGCACTAAGCTGCAAATCACAGAGATGGCGGTAGGCGACGGCGGCGGTTCGCTGCCGACGCCCAATGCCTCGCAGACCGGGCTGGTGGGAGAAAAACGCCGTGCGGCGCTTAATTCCCTCAGCGTCGACGCCAACAACAGCAGCCAGATTATCGCCGAGCAGATTATCCCGGAGAACGAAGGTGGCTTCTGGATCCGCGAAATCGGCCTGTTTGACGCCGATGGCGTGATGATTGCCGTCGCCAACTGCGCGGAGACCTATAAGCCGCAGCTGCAGGAGGGCAGCGGCCGTACGCAGACGGTGCGCATGATTATCATCGTTAACAGCACGGATGCGGTCACGCTGAAGATTGACCCGTCGGTGGTGCTGGCGACGCGTCAGTATGTGGACAACGGGGTGATTGAGGCGAAGCAGTATGCGGATAAGGGGCTGGCCGACCATATTGCCGCGGCTAATCCGCATCAGCAGTATCTGCAGATCGCTAATGCGCTGGCGGAGGTGAAGAGTGCAGGGAAGGTGGCGGAGGTTCTACAAAACCTTGGTTTAGGAGAAGGCTCGCCAGTTATCGGTTCACCGTTCCCCTGGCCGCACTCAAAAATGCCAAATGAGCTGTTTCCCTCGATGGCTGGCATGGTCTTTCTGAAAAGTAACGGGGCAAGTTTTAGCGGTACGCTTTATCCGAAGCTGGCGCTGATTTATCCGGGGCTGGTGCTACCAGATCTTCGAGGTGAATTTATCAGGTGCTGGGATGACGGGCGCGGAGTGGATTCCGGGCGTGAATTACTAAGCTCTCAGCAGCACTTGTTCGCAAGCCATGCACACAACGTTCCCGCCTGGGATGCCTGGGATAGCAGCGTGCTGACACCAAACGATAAGGGGGGAGACAGACTGCTGTCGACTGATAACGCTGTCAGTACAAGTACAGGCACTGTCAATGGGATGCTTAACAGTAAATATTCAACTACAACTACAGGCAGTAGCGAAACACGTCCCCGCAACATTGCATTTAACTACATCGTGAGGGCCGCCTAATGTCTAAGGCTGTACTGGATAAAAATGGCCTGGCAAAATCAGCCGGCACATTAACGATATATAACTTCGACGCGCTGAGTGGTGAGTTTACCGGCTCCAGCGATGAGTTTCTGGCGCAAGGCGTTGGACTGCCTGCTTACGGCTGCATCACTGTGCCGTAAGCTACCAGGACAGGGCACACAGCAGTTTATCGTGATGACGAATGGCAGGTTGTTTCCGACCATCGCGGTGAAACGGTTTACTCCATTGCTGATGGTTCGAAAATCGTAATTTCAGAGTTAGGGGATTATCCGGAAGAAACAACCACCATTGCACCTGTAACCGACTGGGATCGTTGGGACGGGGAAAAGTGGGTAACGGATACGGATGCGCAGCAGGCAGCCGCTGTGAATAGCGCAGCTCGGGAGAAATCAGCGCTCATCAGCGAGGCGAACGACATCACTCAGGCATGGCAGACGCAGCTGCTGCTCGGCATTATTACAGATGCAGACAAAGCCTCGCTTACCGCATGGATGAAATATATTCAGGCGGTTCAGGCGGTTGATATTTCAGCCGCGCCAGACATTATCTGGCCGAAAAAACCTTAATTGTAATAAATACAGGCCCGCAGCGGCGGGCCTTGGTTTAACTTGGTTTTTTAGGCCATTCAATATCTTCTGGCTTTTCCGTATTCACTCGCATCAGCATCACACGATATTTCTTCCAGCCAACAAGCTGACTTGTCTCATTTTCTGTCGCTATCTCAAGATCGCTTGCATCCTGCAATGGCTGTATAACCGCATCAGCTTCTGCTCGCAACTTGCTACGCTTGCTCTCCGCAAGAGCGATCAACTCCTCAACTGTCGGAGCGGGCTGCTCAGTGAGGCAAGGTAAATGGTCGGGCCCGCTGGTTATCGCCTTTCCATTTGCCTGGCCGTTCAGTAAATCTGACCATTCGTTTTCTGTAATATCGACCGCATCATCAGGAATAAATTCATTGATATGGGTATCGTAAAAAGCATTATATGAAGGGGAATATTTTTTCATTCAGAAGCCCACCGCCAACCACCAAATACCCTGCTGTGTGACTTCGGGGCCGGTATTCGAAAGATAAAAAGATGTTTTATCGCGAAATTGCACACAAACCGCATACTCACCAGTTAGTGGAACCGATGAGCCTTTATTCGCAACAACTGAGAATCCTGTATTTGGAAAGGCTATAGGCAATGTCACAACAGTAGTTGCCTGCTGGGCAAAACTCCCATAACCCCACTGAAAAATAATGCCGCTGGGTAATTTGCAGTAACCAGTTCCACTCTTAACAGCGGCAAAAAAACTCATGTCAGGGAGCTGCCCGGCACCATTTCCCACATTCTTTTTCGCTGCTTCTCCTAAACCAAGGTTTTTGATAAACCCGTTCCACATGGCAAAATCCGCCAAAAACCGTCCCAGATAAGCCGAAGAGAAAAATGTATGGCCATGATTGGTTATATTCGCGTATCAACAATTGACCAGAACTGCGACTTACAGCGCGATGCGCTGTTAAGCGCAAATTGTGACCGTATTTTTGAAGATCGTATCAGCGGCAAAACCGCAACCCGTCCGGGCCTTAAACAGGCGCTTAAATGCATCAGCAAAGGCGATACGCTGGTCGTCTGGAAACTGGACCGGCTCGGCCGCAGCGTGAAAAACCTGATTGCGCTAATTTCCGAACTGCACGAACGCGGCGCGCATTTTCGCTCTTTAACCGACAGCATCGACACCAGCAGCGCGATGGGGCGCTTCTTTTTTCACGTTATGTCGGCGCTGGCAGAAATGGAGCGCGAGCTTATCGTTGAGCGCACCCTGGCCGGGCTGGCCGCTGCCAGAGCAAAAGGACGGCTGGGCGGGCGGCCCAAAGCGTTAAGCCCGGAGGAGGTCGAGCAAATAAGTCGGCTGCTGGCTAAGGGACACAGCCGCCAGCAGCTGGCGATCATTTATAACGTCGCGCTATCTACCCTCTATAAATACTTTCCGGCCAGAGCACCCGAAAGCAGGCAGGAAGCGGCATCCTGAGCGTAATAGCAACGGCTGAAAAACCGCAGTGGTTCTTCCCGCGCGAGGCCGCTGTCCGCTCATCCCCCAGCAAACCGCAACCGCATGATTTCTCTCAGCTGACCTGACAATCTGACTCCACCCTCAACACGGAGTACATCAGATGTCTGATTATCATCACGGTGTACGCGTTGTCGAAATCAATGACGGCACGCGCACCATCTCTACTGTATCCACCGCCGTAGTCGGTCTGGTCTGCACTGCAGCGGACGCAGACGCTAAGGCTTTTCCCCTCAACACCCCGGTGCTGCTGACCAACGTGCAGGCCGCTATCGCCAAAGCCGGCAGCAAAGGCACGCTGGCGGCATCGCTGCAGGCGATTGCCGATCAGTCAAAACCGGTCACCGTCGTGGTACGCGTTGCTGAAGGCGAGACCCCCGAAGCGACCACCTCCAATATCATCGGCTCCACCGATGAGAATGGCCAGTACACCGGTATGAAGGCGCTGCTGACGGCGCAGACGCAGCTTGACGTTAAGCCGCGTATTCTCGCCGTACCGGGCCTCGACTCGCAGGAGGTGGCGACCGCGCTGGCGAGTATCGCGCAGCAGCTGCGCGCCTTCGCCTATGTGTCAGCCTGGAACTGCAAAACCATCAGCGACGCCATGAATTACCGCAAAAATTTCAGCCAGCGCGAACTGATGGTGATCTGGCCGGACTTTGTTGCCTGGAACACCGCAACCAGCCAATCCGATACCGCTTACGCCACCGCGCGTGCGCTGGGCCTGCGCGCCAAAATCGACAACGACACCGGCTGGCATAAAACCCTGTCGAACGTCGGCGTCAACGGCGTCACCGGCATCTCTGCGTCGGTGTTCTGGGATCTGCAACAGACCGGCACAGACGCTGACCTGCTCAACGCGGCGGACGTCACCACGCTGATCCGCAAAGACGGCTTCCGCTTCTGGGGCAACCGCACCTGTAGCGACGACCCGCTGTTTCAGTTTGAGAACTACACCCGCACCGCGCAGGTTCTGGCTGACACCATGGCTGAAGCGCACATGTGGGCGGTAGACAAACCGCTGACGCCGGTTCTGGTGCGCGAGATCATCGCGGGCATCAACGCCAAATTCCGCGAGCTGGTCAGCGCTGGCTACCTGCTGGGTGCCTCCGCCTGGTACGACGAGAGCGCCAACGACGCCGACACCCTGAAGGCGGGCAAACTCTTTATCGACTACGACTACACGCCGGTGCCGCCGCTGGAAGATCTGACCCTGCGCCAGCGCATCACCGACACCTATCTGGCGAACTTCGCCGCATCCGTAAACAGCTAAGGAGCCGGATAAATGGCACTACCCCGCAAACTGAAAGGGCTGAACCTTTTCAATGATTCAAACAGCTATCAGGGCGTTGTCTCTTCCGTCACCCTGCCGAAACTCTCTCGCAAGCTGGACGCCTATCGCGGCGGCGGCATGAACGGCGCCGCCTTTATCGATAACGGCCTGGATGATGACGCGCTCGATATGGAGTGGACCATCGCCGGGATGGACGATCTGGTGCTGAC